CAGAAATAAGGTAACCTTAACTAAAGAATATCTTGACGATTTGGCAGAAGATGATTATACGATCATTATTAAGACCAATCAGGGTGATGTAATCGTGACTTTAACTGTAGTTGACACAACAGAAGAAGGGTAAGGAGCTGATAATCTATGCCTTATGTAGTAATTAAGCGATTTAAAGATAAGTATACTAAGGGGATTTATTCCCCTGGTGATGCTTTTAAAAGTGACGAGCGTGAGAGAGTCACAGATTTAATTGATCGTGGATTGGTAAAAGAGACAGACGAAGAAAAGCCAGTAAAGAAAACTAGTAAGAAAAAATAATCTCTAGAAGGTGACTTTATGCTTAAAGTAAAGAAGTCACGTAAAATGAATGAATGGATTGTGTACAATCCGCAAAGCTTTAAAACTAGACATACACATTGTAAGCATAAACGAATTGCTTTAATGATAAAGTACAATGTTGAACATCAAATAATGCCTAAAAGCAAGAATTTAGAAACTATCTATAGTCATATAAGAGTTTGCCCTTGTGGGCACTATAAAAAGTCGCTTGAACTGCTTTATATGAGCTTGGGCGGCTTTTTAAATTAAAAGAAGGTGAGAGGGATGCCAGAACAAATAGAACCAACTCTATTTAATAAAGTAAAAAAAGCCTTAAGAATAACAAATAATGCCTTAGATGAAGAAATAGAGGACATTATAGGTGCTTGTAAGAAAGATTTACAGATTAGTGGCGTTGAAATTATAGATGAAACAGACGAATTAATCGTACAAGCCTGTAAGACTTATGCAAGAGCTGAGTTTGATTATGCGGGGAAAGGTGACAGATATAAAGAATGTTATAGTCTCTTAAAGCAACATTTGGCATTATGTGGCGATTATAGGGCGGTGGATTGATATGTGGGATAAAATAGCTTATTTAGGCGCAGTGGAAGAATCAAAACAACATGGAGAAATGGTTAGAACGATTAAATATGATACCATGGTATTTTGTAATGAAAAATCTGTAAAATATCAAGAGTTTTATCAGGCGCACGCTACAGGTTTAAAGCCAGAAATCGTGTTAGAGTTGAATCAAACCGATTACAACAGCGAACAGTACATTAAGTATGAGGATAAAGAATATACAGTGTTAAGGACTTATAAAATTGGACCAGATATAATTGAATTAACGCTACAAAGAGGTGTTGACGATGTCACTACCTAATGGAGTTAAGATTAAAAAAGGTAATGTTGAGTATGTCTCAAACTTTGACAAAGCACAGTATACAATGAAAGAATTAACTAGAGCGGCATTAAGGGATGTAGGCAAACTAATTGTAGCCAGGACACGTCAAAAAGCAAGGAAGAGAACAGGTGTAACTAAAAAAGGTATACAATACTGGGTAAGAGCGAAACAAGAAAACCCTGACTTACAAGTGGGTTATAAGCCATCTGCATGGAAGGGGCTTTTTTATGAACTTGGAGCGGCAGGACATAATATTCCAAAGGAAGCGTGGCTTTATACTACTGTGCAGGAGTCCATAGATGATATTAGGCGAATAGAAGGACAGTATTTGAGTGCCATAGAGGATGAAAATAGAGCATTAGGTTTGATTAGCGAGGATGATTATGAGGGAGGGGAGGATAATGAGTAAATCAATTAAACTGAGGGATTTTTTTATTGACCAATTAGAGACTATTTGCCTTAACGTTTGGTACAGCAAAGCTGATTCTAAGTCTCCTTATCCTTACATAGTCATTGATATTGCCCAGATAGCTGACAATTATCAACTTGAAATCAATATTTATGATAAATCAACATCAAGCACAGATATTGAAAGTATTGCAGATAGAATTGACTCACTTTTACATGAAGCAACAACTCTAACAGATGATTTTGCAGTGTTTATCTTAAGAAATAATCGGAATAAAATCCATGAAGGTGAAGGTTTACAGCGAATCAGGCAACTTTTTGATATTTATTACTACGGAAAGGAAGTGTAAATGATGGCATTAAAAAAAGTGTATAGTGGCTACACAGAAAAAAGTATGAAAAATTTATTGCTAGATAGTGGAGCATACTTTAAAAACTTTGAAATCGGAACAGATACATTTGAAAGTGCAGTTGATGCTGGAAAATTGATTGGAGCAACACAAGGTGGTGGGCAGTTTGTTGCAAAAGGAGTATTTAGACAGATAGAATTTGATGGAGTATTGGGGAAGGCAAAGGGTGCCGATGTGTTAGAGGCATGGGAAGTAAGTATCCAGGCTAACGTAAAAGAAATTACAACAGAAACATTAGCACTCGCTTTAGGATTGTCTTATATAGACACAACAACGAATGCAACTTATAATATTGTAACTGGTAAAAATCATGTAGAAGAAGAAGATTATATTGACAATATTACATGGGTCGGAACTTTAAGCGGTAGTGACGAGCCAGTAATCATACAAGTGTACAACGCATTTAATACAGAGGGTCTTACCCTTGATGTTAAGCCTAAGTCTGAGGCAGTTATCAGCATGAAATTTGAGGGAAGATATGATGCTACAGACCTTGATACACCACCATTTAATATTTACTATCCAAAGGCAGAGGCAACAACACCTATAGACCCAGAAGACCCAGAAGACCCAGAAGACCCAGAAGACCCAGAAGAATAGACTAGGTTAATCCCTAGTCTTATTTTTTTGTATTACTAATAAAAAGGAGCGGATAGGATGAGAAAATTAGTGTTCGGAGACTTATTTAATGCAGCGAAAGTGATTAAGCAAGCTAATTTAAAGAGTGAACTAACCGAGTTTATTAAAAAGGGCCAAGAGAAAGACGTTGATGACGTTGATATTGAAGAATTAGGGATAGAAGTGTTTATGACAGTGGTTGAGTCATGTGGCAATAATGGTGTTGACCAGGCCTTTTATGAGTTTTTGAGTGGTCCTTTTGAAATGAAAGCTGATGAAATAAAAAATTTACCTTTAAACGAACTTATAGATAAGTTTAAACAGCTAGTACAGGAGAATAATTTAGTGGCTTTTTTCAAATTAGCAGTCAAGTAGACCAGGATAGTCTGTTTGACTTGCTTTTAAAGAGATACAGTAACATAGAGTTTGTGCTAAAAATGCCTTTTGTAGAAGGTTTAAGCTTAACAAAGTATGCGATAGAACAAGAACAAGAAGAACGATTATATAATACATGGTTACATGGCTATAATCAATCATTAAGTTATACAGAATTTAAAGAGCAGAACGCCCAAACACAAATACAAGACAATGAAACAGTAGGAGAAACGTTGGAGAAAGTGAAACGCATCTTAAAAACAACAGTAAAGGGGGTGCAATAGATGGAGATATTTAAGCTTTTTGGTAGTATTTTTATAGATAGTAGTCAAGCGGACCAAAGTTTATCAAAAACAGAGAAAAATGCCGAAGGGCTTGCAAGTAAACTAGGCAATAGCTTAAAAACTGGTGCAACTATGGCAGTAGGGGCGATAGCAGCAGTAGGAGCAGCAACAGCGGCAGCCGGCACAGCATTATTTGGCATGGCTAATGATGCAGCAGGAACTACAGACAGGATTGATAAATTAAGTCAAAAAATAGGAATGTCAAGGCAAGCGTTTCAGGAGTGGGACTTTATCGCATCCCAGTGCGGAATGACAGTTGAAAGGCTACAGCCTGGATTTAAAACTATGACAACACAGCTTGACAGTGCTAAGGCAGGCAGTGAGAAAGCCGCAGAAGCATTTAAGGCATTAGGATTTTCTGCTGAGGATTTATCGAAATTATCCCGTGAAGAAATTTTTGAAAAGTCTGTTGCTGCACTGCAAAATATGACAGATGAAACACAAAAAGCAACTTTGGCAAACCAGTTATTTGGGAAGGCTGGGAGTGAAATGATGCCATTGTTGAATAGTGCTGCTGGATCTGTAGAAGAAATGAAGCAAAAAGCTCACGAATTAGGCCTTGTGTTAGGTGATGAAGCGATTGATGCAGGAGTTAAATTTACTGATACATTAGACCAGCTTAAAAGGTCCTTTGGCACAATGAAGGCTGAAATCGGCGTTGCAGTAATGCCAGTTATACAGAAACTGATGGAATTAATAGTGGATAATATGCCTAAGATAAAGGCTGCATTAGAGCCAATATTTTCTACTATAAGCCAATTTTTTGAAATTGGAATGACTAAAATAGGGGGACTAGCAAGTAGTATTGGTGAAAAACTTGCTCCGGCGTTTGAAAAAATATCAAGTTGGTTTAGTGGTGCTGGAATTGATAGTGCTACTATTTTTAGTGCTGCATTTGACGGAATTGGAGTAATAATATCAGCTGTGGTAGATGCTTTTGTATGGCTTGTAGGGGTGCTAGATGAATATGTGTTTAAAAATGAAGAAGTCATGAGTATAGTGTCTGATGTGTGGACAAAAATACAAGGCTTATTTAATAATGCACTAACATTTATAAACGCTTTAATACAAGCATCAATTATTGTTATAACAGCATTTTGGGATAAATGGGGAGAAGATATCATCAATATTGCCACTAAGGCATGGGAATTTATAACTGCTTTATTGGAAACATCTTTTGACTTGATAAATGACTTATTAAAAGTATTCTCCGAACTATTTAAAGGTGATTGGGAAGGATTATGGGAAGCAGTAGAAACATTATTTATCAACTTATGGGAAAACATAAAAGACTTATTTAAGCAAGCAGTTGATCTTATAATAGTCACTCTGCAAACATTTATTAATATGTATATCCAGGATTGGACTAACTTATGGAATACTGTAAAAGACTTTTTTGTTGAACTATGGGATGATATTAAAGAAAAATTTGCACAAGGCGTAAGAGATGTGGTGGCATCAGCAACACAGCTAGCAACAGATATAATTACTGCATTAAAAGACTTACCAAACAATGCCTTAAATATAGCAAACGACTTAATCCAGGGGCTTGCAAATGGAATTAAAAATGGCGCAAGTAAAGTGGTTCAAGCAGCAAAAGACATGGCGAGAAATGTTTGGAAGTCTATCACGGATGTATTCGATATGCATTCTCCTTCAAGGCTTGCGATTAGAGTATTCCAAAAGGATTTTGCTGAAGAAGGTATCGGCGCAGGTATTTTAAAAGGTATACCTAAAGTAGTTAGCGATACTAAAAAACTTGGTAACAGCATAATGGATGCCCTAGACACCGATATAGGTATTAGCACAAGTGTTGCAGGGAATGGAGTTGCAAAAGGAATGAGAGCGACTTCTGCCACTAGTGGGAACGTAACTTATAATATCAACATCAACAATCCTACAGTACGTAATGATAGTGATATTAAAAAGATAAGTCAAAGTATCTATAAAACCATATTTGCGAGCAATAGAGCAGAGGGGGTGATTTAATTGGCCGATATGAGACTGCATAAGTCGGGTGGATTTTCTTTTAATGGAGTAACTGTGAATAATACTAATGGCATTTACCTAGCAGAAGTAAACAGACCATATAAGCCAACGCTTACGCGATACGACATGATTGCTCCTAAAAGGCATGGAAGTATAAGCTATGCTAACAGATATGAGGATAAAATAATTAATGTGCAGATAGCAATTATAGCTAAAACGGTACAAGAACGTAGGCAAAAACAAAGAGAGTTAATCGCTCCTATGCTAGGTGCACAAGGGAAACTAATCTTTTTTGATGAACCTAATCTATTTTATTATGCAGAAATATTTGACGAGATTACAGAGGCAGAAGATGGACCATTCACTTACTTGAATATAACTTTTAAGTGTTCTCCTTTTAAATATGAGCTTTATGACGATTTGAGAGACTATACAGTAAACGAACTTACAATGATAGTAGACGAATTGGGAGTA